TCTTGAGCAGTCTAAGAGAAGGGCAGAGGTGCATCTTCCTATTAATATAAATATGTACAGGATGTTGGAGCAACAGTATAAGGACTTTGGTTTTCAAGAGTATGTTGCACCACATCCCTACCCTAGAAATGGTGGCTACATTATATACACCAATGTTGATATTAGTAGAATGGTAAACAGAGTAAAAGAGGTGGCACAGCTACCAAAACAATTAACAGCTATGGATATGAGAAGAACAGCCATAACAGAAATGGTTGAGGCAGGAGTAGACACAACACAGATAATGGCTGTGTCAGGACACAATAGTCCTAACTCAATGCGTCCATATATTAAGCACACATACAAGTCGGCGGCAAACGCACTTGAGAAGAGGGAGGTTAGTAATGGCGACAAAACCTACTAATGATTTTATTAGGGGACTAGATGTAAAAGAGGGAGAGACTATAACTTTAAATTGTCCTGTATGTAATGGTGTAAAAAAGTTTACAGCTACAAACAAAGACGGCTTAATACTTTATAATTGCTACAGGAACAGTTGTGACGTAAGAGGTGCAACACTGACTCCGATGTTAGTGGACACCATAAAGGACAAGATAAGAGGAAAGGAGAAGATTGTGGAGAGTAAAAAGTTTGAAATGCCGGAGTACATAACAGATGGCAACAATGCCTACGTGCAGAGATTTAAAAGACGTTGGGATTTAAATATAGAGTTACTGTATGATTGTAAAAGTCAACGTGCTGTGTTCCCAATATATAAGAATGGTAGAGTTATCGATGCAATAGGTAGAGCATTATACAATGCACAGCCTAAGTGGTATAAGTATGGAGGAGAAGCAAACTATTATTCGTACTGTATTAAGCCTAATAAAAGTATTGCTGTAGTTGTTGAGGATGTTGTATCAGCTACAGTTATTGGAGAAAACTTTATAGGAGTTACAGGAGTAGCGTTGTTAGGCACAAGCCTATTGAAAGAACATAAAGAATATCTTGATACTTTTGAAATAGTCGTTGTGGCTCTTGATCCGGACGCTGTGGGTAAGACTATTCAGTACACTAAAGAGTTAAAGAGTTATTGTGATCCATCAGAAGTTTATGGACTACAGATAGAAGATGATTTAAAATACAAACGAGAAAACGATTTTGATAAACTAAGGAGGTTAATAGGTTGATAGAACTAGCACTGATAAGAAGTTTAATGCAGAAAGATTTTTACGAGGATCATAGGGGCAGCAAATGTCCGGATAGATTATTTAGTAAAGATATACGCAAGATTAAAAACACAATAGATGAAGCTATGACAAAGCACGAGAGAAACTTATCTCTTACAGAACTACAGGCTTTGTTCTTCTCTGATAATGGGACAATGACTTCAGCTAACAAGGCATCGTTTGAAGTTTTGTTTAGTAAGTTATCCAAAGAAGAGCCAATGAACAACGACATAGCTAAGGAAGTTTTGTCTAAGTTGTTTCAACAGATGGTGGGTGAAGAGGTAGCCAACATCGGATTTGATTATGTTAACGGCACAAAGAACAATCTTGAGCCTCTTAGAAACATATTAGAGAACTACCAAGACGATTTTACACCTAGCTTTAGATTCCAAGGAGACGATATAAGCTTTGACACTCTTGTAAATCATTTAAACCTGAAGTTTCAATGGAAGTTTAACATTCCATCACTGCGTAGGAGAGTTGAAGGCTTGAGTGGTGGACATTTTGTTATAGTTGGAGCAAGACCTAACACCGGAAAGACATCATTTCACTCTAGCATCATAGCTTCTGAGGGTGGTTTTATAGATCAGGGTGCTAAGTGTGTTGTTCTGTGCAATGAGGAGGCATACAAGAGGGTAGGACTGAGGTATTTGTACTGTAAGTCCAATATGTCTAGCGATCAGGTGTTAGAGAACAGGAAACTAGCACTAGAGAGGTACGATCCCATAAGAAACTTACTATCAATTAAGGATGCAACCGATAAAAACATGGATTATGTTGAACAGCTTGCTAAAAGTATTAGTCCTGACATAATTGTTCTTGACATGGGTGATAAGTTTGCAACAGCCGGATCAGAAAGATCAGATATTTACCTCAAGGAGGCTGCAATTCACGCAAGAAATATTGCCAAGAAGTATAATTGCGTTATAATATGGATGTCTCAACTATCAGCAGAGGCTGAGGGTAAGATAAATGTTAATCAATCTATGCTTGAGGGCAGTAAAACAGGTAAGGCAGCAGAGGCAGATTTGATGTTGTTAATTAGTAAGAATCCTGACATTGAAGGGCAAGACAGTAATGACCCTCAACGGCACGTTCGATTAGCTAAGAACAAACTAACAGGTTGGCATGGCACGGTTCATGTTGAACTTGATGTTGAAACAGGGAGATATTCGGCATGACAGCAATACAGGGGGAGCTATTTCAAGAGATTACTGAGGAAGATTATTCAGATAAGCCTGAGATAATGTGTAGGCACTGTGGTAAAGTTAAACCTAGAGAGGAGTTTAGATTGTATCGTAGGGCAACAGGAGATAGAGAATCTAGAAGCACCTCTTGTAAAAAATGTCAGAGATATAATAGTGTTGTTGTTGAGGATATACGTAAAACTGCCCCTCCTATGTCAAAAGGTTGTGATATTTGTGGTAAGAAAACTAAGTTAGTATTGGATCATTGTTATGAAAATAAAACATTCAGAGGTTGGTTGTGTCATCACTGCAACTTAGCTATAGGAATACTTGGGGATAATATAGAGGGATTGGAGAGAGCTATCAGGTATGTAAAGGGAGAAAGGGTAAAAAGAGGAAGACCTTTATCCCATCCTGATGAAACAGAGGAGGAAAGAAAGCAACGTAGAAAAGCTTACCATAGAGAGTGGTATCTTAGGGTAAGAAGAAAGGGCATCCCCTTCGTTCCCCTATCTAAAGAGCAGGTAAAAGAGAATAGTAGAAGGTTTAGTAGAAATTACTACAAGAAAAATAGAGATGTTCTACTAGAAAATGCAAGAAGATATAGAGCAGAAAATCCTGACAAGTATAGGGCTTCCCTTAGAAAATACTATGAAAAAAATAAGGAAACTATAAATAAAAGAGTGGTTCAGAGAAATATAGAAATGTATCATAGAAGAAAGCATGATCCTGAGTATAGATTGAAAAGGTTACTCAGGCTGCGCTTATATCTTGGAGTTAAAAAAGGATATAAAAAAGACTCAGCTTTATCTTTGGTAGGGTGTTCTATGGATCAATTAAAGAAACACTTGGAGAGTAAGTTTGAAGAGGGTATGAGTTGGGATAATTGGACTAGAGAGGGTTGGCATATAGATCATATAATACCTCTGAGTAGTTTTGATATGTCTAAGGAGGAGGAGCAAAAAAAGGCTATGCACTACACTAATCTACAGCCATTGTGGGCAAAGGACAATATGAGAAAGGGGAGCAAAATAGATTGGAGAAAAAAAGATGAAGATAATACTTGATGTAGAAAACACAACGACAAAGAGAGATGGCAAGTTACACCTTGATCCATTTGAACCTGATAATTCTTTGACGCTTGTGGGTATCATGGATCATCTTAATCAAGATGAAAAAACGATATTTGTTTTTGACCACAAAGAAAAGACTATAGAGGACGATGATGCACAACAAAGACTACAGAGGGTACTTGATAATACCACGCTACTGATAGGTCACAACCTACAATACGACTTGCAGTGGTTATGGGCATGTGGTTTTAAATACAAAGGTCAAATATTTGACACGATGCTTGGGGATTACGTATTACAACGTGGTCAAAAAGGTTCGGTTAGCCTGGAAAACTGTGCATTACGCTACGATTTAGAGATGAAAAAGTCTGATACACTGAAGGATTACTTCAGGAGGGGATATCAAACGGATGAAATACCATTAGAGGAGCTATCTGAATACCTTGAACAAGATTTAAAGGTGACTAGATCCCTATATTGGAGACTACTAGATGAATATTCTAAGCCTGAGTCAGCTTCTTTGGTGGGAGTTAGAGATGTAACTAATGAAGTGTGTAAAGCACTAACAAAAATGTATATGAATGGATTCAGTATTGATAAAACTGCCTTAAAAGAGGTACGAAAACAGTTTGAGGACGAACTTTTGGAGATAGAAACTAGACTAAACGCTCAGGTTAAGACACTAATGGGTGACACTCCTATTAATCTTAACTCTCCTGAGCAAGTAAGTCAGGTTATATACTCTAGGATACTACACGATAAGAAAAAGTGGGCAGTTGCATTTGAGTATGTTAATGACAAAGAAGAATTTAAACAGACTGTCAAGGACAATAGTGCCATGATGATAAAAACAAAAGCTAGTGTGTGTCAAACATGCAACGGAAAGGGCAAGATATACAAGACTAAGAAGGACGGAACACGTTTTGCCAAGCCGAATCGATGTACCTCCTGTGACACAAGAGGCTACAAGCTTACTAAGTTAAAACAAATGGCAGGTCTTGGTTTTTTTCCTCCATCAAAGGCTTGGGTCAGTGCTAATGGTTTCTCTACAAGCAAGGGTAATTTAGAGCATCTTATAAATATAGCTAAATCAAAAGGCATGACAGATGCAGAAAGCTTCCTGAGCGATCTAAAAAGACAAAGTGCCGTGTCAAGTTACTTGTCTGCTTTCGTTGAGGGTATACAACACTACACAAAAGAAGATGGCATGTTACACGTTAGTCTTACTCAACATGTTACAGCCACCGGAAGGTTTAGTGGACGCAACCCTAATATGCAGAATATGCCTAGAGGTGGGACGTTTCCTGTTAAGAGGGTGTTTGTATCTCGTTGGGATGGTGGTAAAATACTAGAGGCAGACTTTGCACAGCTAGAGTTTAGGGTGGCTGCACTTTTATCACAAGACAAAGTAGCGATGCAAGAAGTGTCTACAGGATTTGATGTTCACTCCTACACGGCAAAGATCATCACTGAGGCAGGGCAACATACTTCTAGGCAAGAAGCTAAGGCACATACCTTCGCACCTCTCTATGGAGCTACAGGGTTTGGCAGGACGAAAGCTGAGGCAGAATATTACACACACTTTATGGACAAATATAAAGGCATAGCCAAGTGGCACAAAAAATTAGGTGACGAGGCTATAAACCTTGGCAGAATAAAGATACCTTCAGGCAGGCAGTATGCTTTCCCTGATGTAGAGAGA